CCGCTTTCATTTTATTAAGGGGGTTGGCCTTCTGAGTCTCCCGCTGGACCATCTCGGATAATTGGGTGACAGGACCTTCCACATCGACACCGAGGGTTGAAAAAAGCTCCCGCACGCTCATGTCCTTGCGAAGCATCCCGCGCTCAGCCATGAGAAAGGCATCCTGGGGGTTCATGACAGAAAGCCCTTCTTCCATCGACTGCGGCACGCTCTTCTGGGCAGTTACCCCCATGCCGGGGGCTATCGGGTTAGGCAACCGCTTCCTCCTTCACTTGTGCGTCTGAGAGATCGTTTAAAAGATTCTGAACCATCGCCTGATCTTCAGGCGCGTCGGGATTGCCTCCTCCCGCTTCGGCCTTCGCCATCTGCTCTTCCTTCTGCCGCTGTTCGGCAAGCCGGGCTAAAATCTTATCAGTTCCGGGGACGCGCAGCGTTTCAAGCACCGCCTGGGCATCGACGATTTTCATCTCAGCAAGCCGGAGCATGAGATTCGCTAGTGATTGCCTGTCCAAGGGGAGTGTGGAATTGGTCTGTATCTCAATATTGAAATCGAAATAGACTTCATCGGTTTCTGCTATCGCGTCGATGAGGGTTTCATAATCCTCAATATCCTCTTTCTCTTCCTCCGAAAGATCATCATCCATGAGGCCTACAGGCGTGTGGGGCTTCAAGGCTTCTGCAAGGAAATCCTTCTGATTCGAAATCACGCCGTACTGCACTTCCTCATCCTTGCGGATATAGAAGCTCCGAGGCTCGGTATAAAACTGCATCATGAGTTCCACGATGAGGGTCGCAAGGCGCTTAATCGAGGATTCCAAGTTTCGTACCCGCTGGCGCGTCCGGGTGTAGGAGGATTCAAGGAGCATCGACATTTCGGTTGCCGTCTGCCGTTGGCGCTTTCCAGTCACCCCTTTCGTGACATCGGTGACTCCCGATACTTCCTCGATAAGCTGCGGAATCGTGGACATGATCTGCGTGATGACTGAAGGCAAGTCCGGGACATCGAGGGTCGCCACGACATCCTTGGCAAAGCCTGCCTTGGACATAAGAACCTGATCGCCTTTCTGGATCGCGTCTTTTATCTGCTCAGTGCTTATCCCCGCCGATTCGTCAACAACGATATTCCGCTTTGTGTACTTCCTGGCATGCTCTACTATCTGCTGTAAGCGGACATTGAATTCCCGGTTTAGGTTCTCTATCTGGTCAGGCTCCCCTATCCCCCAGAATTGATGCGGCACCTTGTAGTTGTGAAGCGCGACATAGGGCGGCCTTCCGTGGTTAAAAGGGGAGGGGCGGTCATCGAGAAGGATCGCGTTCCCGCCTGTGAAGGTGAGGATTCTGCCGTTGGGGTACTTGGCTTTGCGTACCTTCTTTTTTTCTGATACGTCCTCACCGTCAGCGTTCTTCCCCGCGTACTGCTCTTCTATCGCTTCAATGGTTTCGTTGTCTTTAAGCCATATTTCGTAGACAAGGATGTAATCCCCGATTAGGTCATGCTCAGCCAGGCGGTCCTGCTTCTGGTCATGCTCGGTGGCGTACTCTTCCTGGGTGATATTCTTTTCTGCCTTGGGATAGAGCCGCCTCACATCCTCCACAGGCATGAGCTTTCGCATGCCGCACCAGGAGGCGTTCCAGGGATCATCGTAGCCCGGGGCAATCACGAAATCGAAAGGGTCCACCACATCGATGGCGACATCCCCTAGGCCTCCGGCGGCATCGGGATCGAAGTAAACTTTAAAGATCGCCGTGCCGTGGATAAGGCAGTCATAGACAGCATCGAGGAGTTTTTCATCCATCCTCGCCATTTCCCATACAAATTTGAGCGCGTCGTTATAAAGGTCTGCTACCCGCTGGAAGAAATAGCGGCGGGGCAGGACTGACCAGATAGGCCTGTTATCAGTCAGAAGCGGGGCGGTAGTCTGTATCGTGGAGAATATGAAGTTGCAGAACACCCGGGAGTCTTCAGGATTCAGCTCCGTTTCATTCCACCACTTCCCGGTGAATTCCTTGATAAAGCGTTGCCACTTCTTGCGGCGCTCCTCATGCTCGGGGCTTCCGTAGGCCGCATCGACGGCATCTTTTAATTCTGAAAAGGTCATTCCACCGCCTTTATGATGCCGTTCTCTGCCATATACCGTTCTCTGGCGGCCTGGGAGTTGAAATTCATGCCTGTGTAGGGGTCATGCCCGGCTCTAAAAGCTACTTTGATAGCAGGGGATGAGTACTTCCGGCGCAGTTTCTTAGCGCAAGTAGGGCATAATTGTTCAGTTTCGTTGATTTTCTCCGGGTCCACGTAGATTGATTCCATGATGCCGCACCGTTCGCAGATAAAATCGTAGAGAATCACCGTATCACTCCGTATGCCCCGGTCTTGAAATCCTGCATCGCGGTACCGTCGGTCCTCCTAGTGCCTGAAACGTATTTAGGCGCTTTCTTGATGCGTTCCTCCATGGCGATAAGCCTCTCTAGATAGTTCTCTGGGAAGTGAGAGAATGAGGCCTGGCTAATACGCCCATCGTTACGCAACAAACTTCGCCTCCCATGAGGACTTCAAGCGCCGCTTGAACATCCCGAATAACGAATCAGGCCGATAGGACCTGTCTTTAAGCACATCGCCGGAATTCCCCGAAGCAAATTCCGTTATGATCTGCACCATCATCGTGAGCGCGTCCACGAGATCGTCATGCTCCCCTTTTGGGAAGAATTCCATCTGAAGAAGGAGGTCAGCTAACGACTGGTTGATAAATACCCGGCCTGTGCGCACGACACCGCCTAGGATGCGGTTTATCTTGTCCTCTTTGGACATGGACCGTGGCGCGTCAATCTGCTCAAGCTTGAAGCGCAAAGGCTTTCCCGTGATCTCTTCGTATTCCCGCTTCTTTATATCAAGAAGGTATTGAATCCCTGCCTGTAGCCCTAACTCGATTCCCACGGTCTTGGGGCGGTACTGCACTATGAGCCGTATTAGCTCATCCACCATCTTGTCAGGCTTTAAGTGAATCTTCTTAGCCTCGATCACATACAGAAAGCCTTCTGAATTGACAGCCCCGATGATAACGCCTGTGTCATCTGAATAGCGCTCTGCTGTCGCCGCAGGGTCCACGGTCATGTAATAGGCATACGCTCCCGGGGGAAGCTCGGAATATGTCGGCTGCGGGGGAGGGAATATCTGGTCATCCCTCGGGACCGGGTTGTTATCGTACTGGCAGGAATATTCGTACGCTCCCTGACGTTGCTTGATCTTGGCAAGCATCGAGAGCGTGAAGAACCGATAGATTGGCTTTCCATCCTCCACAGCCCGGCGGATAAATACCCTGTCCCTGTACCAGCCTTCTTTTATCACCGTTCCGTAGATGTCCGAGAAATGATAGCGAGTGCCTATCATAAGCTCGAAGCCTTCAGGGTCCTTAATCGACTGGATGTAGGAATACCAGTCCCGGACCTTCTTTATCTGTTCCGGGGTCGAACAGGATTGTTCGTTGATAATGTCATCCATGATGATGACATCGTAATGCCGCCCAACGATGGTAGCGCCGACTCCCCATGCCTCAACCTGGTTCTCCTGGGGAATCCTGCCCCATTCGCCTGAACGGTACACGGTAAGCTCATTGGCGACTGACCGTTTCCAGTTGGCAAACCGCTTGCCAGGTTCAGGGATTCGGTCAGGGAATAGCCGCATGAGCATAGGGGTACAGAAAAGTTGCTTGATCTCCCCTAACTGAGACTCCACTAAGCTGGAAGTCCGTGAAAACAACCCTATGCGGATATTAGGATTCTGAAGGATCAGCTGGATGATCTTCACCTTTGTCCAGGCTGACTTCATGTGTCCGCGGGGAATCAGAATAAGGGTGTCGTCATTCCTCTCCATGATGCCCGAAAGCCATCCGTGCAAGACTGGATCAAGGCGGGGTCTACCCCCATCCTCGATCTTGTCCATGCCCAGGATAACAGCACCCAGGAAATACAAATCAGTGAGAGCCTTCCATTGCAGGTAAAGCTCTGCCGCTAGCTCCTCCTTCCCTGTTTTGTCTAAGAACTCTTTATACTTCCGCCTTTCAGCAGGAGTGCGCACGTATTCCATGAAACTCCGAAGTATCTATTAATGATACTTTTGTATATACTATCTCCTTGACCATTGGGATCAGGTATACCCTAACCGTTATCAGTCACGCTTCTCTTCGCTCTTAAGCGAGTAATAAAGCTATATGCTGAACTTTCCGAAGTCGTGCTGAGCGCTAGCGAAGCCCTCTGGAGACGCAGGAAAGTGTCTCATATCTATTCTTCTGTATCTGCACTAGTATACATGCGTATAGTATATATGGAAGATGATTCAAAATGTGTCAAGACACTTTTGAATTAACCAAACCATAAAAAGTGGTCTTATGGCAAGTAAAATCGAAAAAATGGGAATAGTTTAAAAAAATTTCTTCATCGTTGTTTCATCAAGCTTATATACAAACTTCATTAATGCATATCTTACACAGGTTTCATTATGATTCTTAGAGTAAGTGATATCGTTACTCTGTTCTATCATTTTGTAGAATTGCTCTTTGAATACTTTATCATCAGGTAAAAATGAGTTAGGATCATAATTAATATGAGATTCATCGAGTTCCTTATTAAGTTCAATTACAATATTAATAATTGAATCCCAAGTTATTTGACGGATAAATATTGAATTTATACTCAAACCTAACCTCCCTCTTTACTATAACGAATTCTTTTAATGGAAAATATTATCCTTAATTATTAACTAAAAGTACAATTATAATTTATCACTGTCCTCTAAATTTAGAAAGAGTTGATATTTGATTGATAATTCAGCGAGATCAGCATATCCTTTTATACCACTTATAAAGTAAGTCCTAAATAACTCAATTTTTATTGGTCCTTGATGCCAGAAGTGTTGAGAAATTGCATAATTTGGTTTTATACTTTCATTTATAGAAATCTCTTCTCCATATTTCTTTCTCAATAAGTATTGGAGTTTATCATATATTATGTTTATGTTCCTCACATCAAGTTTGTAATTAGAAGGTCGAATAATAATTGAATATAGCATGTCATCTTTTGAATAAAAAAGAACATTATAATTATCTTCTGCAATTTCATAGTCTCGAATCACTAATATTATATCTTTACCAAATTTTTCGGTTTCTTCGGAAGTCGGTATAGTTGAATCTGTAAATAATGCAGATAATTCAAATTTCGACATTCCATATTTTGCGCCATTCCATAAATCTTGCGAATAAGAAATTGTACATACCATCATAGTAAGGATTAAAAAAAATATTTTTTTCATAATACTCTCCCATCTAAGAAACTTACAATACTCGCGATAATTCGTCTCTTAATATATTTTACAAAGCTAGAATTTCATTGTTTTGAGTAATTTTACCTTTAATTTCTCAACAGCTTCGTTCAAAACATCATCATCAATCAGTTGAAAAAGATATGCTTCATAAGTCCCATATTTTGATGTGCTTGAATAATTCTTAAATACTACATTTTTATATTTATCTTCAAGAATTTTAATTGCAGCACTATTTTTTATTAGATTACTTTTCTCTATAAAAGCTTCGGCACTATAAAGGAGTCCATCCTCTGTAAAATATAGGTGCACTTGATCATATATTGCATTCTGCTCGTCAAGTTTTTCCATTAAAATTCTATTTAAGGTATTTATAGGCCAATAGCTTTTAACCTCTTCTACAGTCATTCCAGATTTAAGTCCAAGAATCTCAAATGGTTCTGCAAAGGAAACGCTGCCGAGTAATATGAATACAAGGAAAAATTTAATAAAACGCATAGGCTCCTCCAGTAAGAAAAAACTGTTTACCAATGCATTTAAATAAGTATTATGTATATAATCACCTATAAAGTGATATGTTATGACATCTGTGTCAATACTAGATTTCTACTAGATAGAATTTCCTTTTGCTCTATCTCTTGCTTCTTTCATGACTTCTTTAATAATTGCCCTATGTACGTCCCTCTCTTGATCTGACACTTTCTTCTGATCTGTATAAGTACCATCCATACGGTTTAACGTATCTACAGCTTTAATAATGTCCGAGAAGGTAGGTCCAGATTTGACTACTTCGACCAATTCACCTTCAGCGTTATACCGTTCAGTCTTCCTAGTCATCTTTTGAGTGATTAGGTCTATAAGAACACTAGAACGGTGTTCCTTCCCCATCCCTCGTTCTTCAAGGATGCGTTCTATCTCATTCCGTATACGATCCTGGCGCATGAGCTTGTATGACTGCTTATGAGCCGTCTCATAGGTGACATCCATCGCTGATACCGCAGAACCTAGAGCATTACCGTAGTTAGGGGAATCAGGATCAGTTATCTCGACAACGAAGCGTGCTGCACGTTCATTAAAGTTGCCTTTACTGGCTTCAGGTGTCGCTGACACTATGCTTTCTCCTTTTTATTCTTTAGCCTTCCATCTATAGAAAGCTCGGGTTCGAGGCCTTTGGCTTTTAGCCATTCTACAATCGCATCGTTGATATATCCGGCTATACTACCGCCATCTGTACGCACGATCTCTTCAAGATATTTATAATTTTTGTCAGGAACTTTTACGCCTACCATCATCTTATTGGCAGAAGCTTTCTGTGCCATAAATCCCCTCCAGTGTTGTTTATATCATATATCGATAATCGATATACGTCAACACCTTTTTATACTCTAGATAATTCCAGGGGTTATTCTTCTGCACGTGTGTTGCCATGCCACCCTTGGGGGTCCTTTTTGCTTCCCATTGCGGCGCTACTTTATCGAGCATCAAGCTTGACGTTTTGTTTTGATATGTCAAGTTGCTCTATTGAATAGATACCATGCCAAACAATAAAGAATCATCGCCATGATGAAAAATTATCGAATATCGATACTCTATATATTTATAAATATATACCATAACTAAATACTAACTTTCTCACAAAAAATGAAAAATACTACTTGACGCTTTCTTTACTTCATGCAAGGATAGTATATCGATGATCGATCAACGATCATCGATGACGATCTTTTACAAGCCGTCACGTAAAGCCGTGACACGTAGCGGATAGTCTCGCAGTCTAGTACCGTGTGGCGATTGTAGGAAGCCGGAACCGTAAAGCCGGGAAACCGTACCCGAGGCGATGGAAGCGCCATTGTACGCCATAGCACGCGAACGCTGAAAGCGAGACCCGATACCACAAGGGAAGGGAAATATATCGATTGCCTATATAATTGCCCTATAAATCCACACACTAGGGGAGATATATGGACAATATCGCAATGGAGAAACTCATATCGGCAATCGTAGCGGAAACTGTAAAATCTATCGTTCCAGCGTTCATGGCTTCAGTGAATACAAGAAAGCCGGAAGCTGTCAGTCAATCTATCGTGGAGTATATGCCTTCTAAGAATCTTTTCAATAGGAAAGCTGGAAGGCTTATAAAATCCGCAGGGAGCGATATAGAAGCCTTTACGATAGTAAAAAAGCACGTGTTAGCACGGAAAGCCGGCAAGCTTCAGAAAGGACCATTTTTGACCTGCTATCGGCATATTTCCGATACTACCACGCTGGAGGATGTCGCGAGATCCTCCACTACGGCACTTCAGACCTTACACAAGGAAGCGCAGAAAGTCCTTAACTATAGGGCGTAGTCCCTTAATTTTTCTTATCACTATATAGGGCAATTTTACAGGCAATCGATATATAGAAAGTACCATACTTTTATGGATTTTCGGATTGTATCGCTATAAATCCCGCAATCCTGGCATGGATTATGCTCTATAGGACTGGCACGCCATCGGCACGCCCATAGTCTATAATTATCGGCATGTTTCTTGCTTATGGGGATATAGGTAGTGTTGTCACGATGCAATAGGGTAAGTGGGCTTTGCCCACTCGGGACGCTATAAACGTCCTAGGCCTCTTCGTACCCGAAATAGGTTAGCGTCCTTGTCATGCGCGATGAGCGTTGAGAGCTGTAGTATGGAAGTATAGGCCAGTCGTTTCCGTGGGTGTGAACACCCCGGCGCAATGCGCCAGCGGTTGCTAGGGGGTAGTGGGTTTTTCCCATCGCGGGACGTGCTATGCACGCCCGTAGTGGGCTTCCTGAGCCAGCGGGGCAGCCATTATATGGCGCTATGTAGCGGGAATGGGCCAGGCTACTATTAGTCGGCTCACCTTATGCGAAGGCATATTGTAGGGAAAGTCCAGTCCTAGAGGATGCTGGAAGCGACAGCCTAGAACACCATACGAAGAGGGGAGTACCAAAGAGCCTAGTGGGTCGAATGGGCCAGTCGTTAGGCCACGCATCATTACAACAGGTCAGCCAATCATCCAGGTTGGCTTGACCTGTGCTACAGCATAGGGTTGTCGCCCGGTTCGAGTCCGGGGCTGTAGTATGCGAATATAATTAGATATTTTTACTCTTTTAGGATTTTAGGCTGTATGCTAAAGTATTCCGTGTGATTCTTTAAATATAGATAGTTTTTCCTATTTTTTAATATTATAAAGGAAATTTTAATGTTTAGTAAACTAAAATTTTTCCTACTTAATAAAATTGTAGGTAAAGAATTGAGTTGTATTAGCTATATAATTAGAAAAGGGTATACGGATAAAAATAGAGGAGAGGACCAAGTAATTGATGATGCACTATGGGCTGTATCTCTTGGAAAAGTATTTGGCAACTTTGATAGTTCTGAAATCTTGCGAAAGCCAGATCCAGCTGTTGTAAAAGATATTTCAACAAAAATAATGCCAGAAATTGAAAAAGAAGTTAAAGATATTATTTTACAAAATGAAGAATTTAATTTAATCCCTATTAAAAGTGATAAAGAAAAAAAAATAGAATTAAGATCAAAAAGCATTATTAAAATGCTGTCTTTTTGGTTCAAAAATTATAAATCATATAAGATTGCATATGACTATTTTAAAATACGAAATATGAGTAAAGCATCGCTTACATACGAGCATTTAATAAAAGGTATCTCGCTATTAACACCAGTTTTATTGATTGGAGGAATATTTCGAAACTTTATTATTGCAAAAGAGTTTAAGTTTGATGTTGAATTAGTTTTTCAATTATCAGATTACATTTCGTCATCATTAACATGTATCATATATTCCATAATCCCAATGATAGTTACTCTTTCAGTTGTATTTATTGCGCATGTAGAAGATTCAGGGTTAGATCCAAAGTCAAAAAAAATAGAAATCGAGAAGAGCAAAAAGGATAGTAAATTTATATTATTCCTTATTGTGGTTGTAATCATTGGAAATACTATTACTAGAAAAAGATTTGATTATCAAATAATATTAATTATAGCTATACTGTTACTTATTCCAATAATTTTACCGAAAATGATAAAAAGATACTTTAAAAACGGATTATTTGTCTGGAGTATTTTTTCATTTTTGATTATGTTTTTAATTAATATATTTAATAATACTATTAGACCTATTGATATGGTAAAGACAGGTAAGATGGAGAAGAATTATCAAATTGAATTTGTTGACGATATAATTCTTCCTTCTAATCTTAGGTTTATTACGAAGAGCTCAAACTATACGATATTTTATGAACCTAATAATCTTGAAACAATAATTATTAAGAATGAGGATATTAAAATTACTAGAAGTCACTAAATCCTTAAAAACACTATCGGAATAGATTATCAAGATTAATATCATATGCTCATGAAGTGAATCTCTGTAATTACAATAATAATTATGTAAACCAAATATTTCTAATAGAAAATGATTATTAAATCTTTATCATCTCATCGAAAAATATTTTCAATATGGATAAAGTTAATTATCTCTAATAAGAAAATATCTTAACAAAGCATAAGGAGGTCTCACAAATGGTAGTCGGCATGTACTACAGGTTCGGCCTTGGTGTCTTCATGATGCTGGTCGAAGGGCAACAGGTTATAGGCGTAACGCCGGGGGGTACAAGGGAATTGTTGGGTCCTAAAGCAAAGCTAAAGACGCTAAAAAGGAGGTTAGGCGCATGGGAGGTGGAACGATGAAAGAAATGGACAAGTCGGAAGTCATTTCCATGATCGAGCAGGGCAACTATGCCCGGGCGATCTTAAGAATGGTCTCGGAGGTGCAAGTGCGGCATCCAAAGGACGTGGTAAAGCTCTTGTCCGGCTATGCGAAGCGAAGCCAGGAACACTTCTTAGTGTTAACCCTGGACGGAGCGCATAAGCCGATAAGAATCCATACCGTCACGAAGGGGCTAGTGAATAGGACGGTCATACACCCCAGGGAAGTGTTCAGGGTGGCTATCAAGGACAACGCTGTTGCGATCATCGTTGCCCACAATCATCCTTCGGGTAACATGGAGCCATCCAAGGAGGACATCGACATCACAGAACGACTGCTTTCTGCCGGGGAGATCGTCGGAATCCCCATACTCGACCATATGATAATCGGCAAGTATGGCTCGTACAGCTTCATTGAACACGGACACTTTCGCTCGCAGACGGTCGCTTAGTTGCACTCTTTATTTACCCTACAGTATACAAATGTATAATAACACACTACAGGAGAATTATCAATGATCGTGGACACACTAGGATTAACGGACATCCCGGAAGAAGTACTCATGAAAGCGCATCGATATGGAGAGCAAATCGGCGCTGATAAGGTCGTGATCGGACCTGAAGGACGGCGCAAGGAAAACTATGTCCTGGCTTTCTGGCGGGGCGAAGGGAAGAATCCCTTCATCCTTGGGGCTATCTACTCTGACGGTTCTGACCATCTTTATAGCTTTCACTCATAAATAGGGGGATAAACATGGGAGATATTGTTCAGTTTCGAGAAGGTTTCTTAAAGAAAGCTCTTAGGATAAGAGAAGAGAAGAAAGAAGAAGAGAAAAGAGAAGTAAGAATACAAAT